AATTAAATTGTATATAATAGGTCTTATAAGTTAATAACAACTTATAAATAAAAACTTAAATAGGAGATCGGAAATGTTTAATATACCACAACACAATGAAATGAAGATGTCATGGGAAGAAGCAGAGTTGATTATTATGCAAAGGGGAAATGGTAATGTTCTTTCTGGGCTAACAGCTATGCAAGATATTTTGAGTAATAATCGTGATGATGATGATTTTTTTGATAGATGGTGTTACGAAGTAAATGCTTACAACATAGTATTTCAAGGCATGAGTAAATTGTTAGAAACAAAATAACTTAACAGGGAGCAGAAATGCTCCCACTAACATTAGGAGTATATTATGAAAGTATGGAATAACGAACTTGGTAGAAAAAGTAACTTTAGAGAAGGTCATTCTTGGAGCAAGATTATGGATAATGTAAGTAAAGGCGACAAAGTAATAAATGGTAGTGGTGAATTACTTATTTGCACAGACATATTGGATTTAAACAAGTATCATAATTTTGGAAGAAAAGCTATGCAAGTCTATTTACACCCAACAAAAAAAGATGGAACTTTACATAGGGGCAGAAGTTTTATCTGTTATAAAAATGATGGAACAGGCTGGGAAAAAGAAAAAATAGAATAAATCAACAGGGAGCAGAAATGCTCCCATTTATTATGGAGTAAAATATGGAAGATAAACACAATCAACATGAAGAATATATGACAGGCTGGGAAATTGTGGCAAGTACAATTTTATTTGCTATGATGTTGGGTACTGGTTGGTTATTTTTACTAATAACATATTAAAGATTTAAACTTGCTAAAGTTTTGGTGTGGAGTTTTTGCTAATTCTCTGCACCTTTTTTTTTGCTTGTAATTAATGCACAAGTATTGCTATCATAAAGGAACTTTTACTTGACAAGGAATTTGAGTTATGTCTGATGAACATTTTGAAATAGTAAATGATGTTTTAGACCTTGAATGTGATTATAAAGGTATTGATACAGACGAAGATGGGAGCTTTGAAGGTTATGCTTCTGTATTTGGCAACAAAGATTTAGGAAATGATGTTATCAAACAAGGTGCATTTGCTAAATCAATCTATGACAAGAAACCCAAACAAATTAAACTGCTTTATCAGCATAAGACTGATGAACCTATTGGAGTAATTGACGCACTTGAAGAAGATAAGCGAGGGCTAAAGATCAAAGGCAGATTGGCTATGGGTACACAGAAAGGCAAAGAAGTGTACGAGCTAATGAAGATGGGTGCATTAGATTCTATGTCAATCGGCTATAAGCTATCACCAGATGATTATAAATATAGCGATAAGCTAAAGAAAAGAACGATAACGAATTTGGATTTGATGGAAATATCAATGGTTACTTTTCCAATGAATCCGAAAGCTAAGATTACCAAAGTGAAATTAGCTGAAATGAATGTGAGAGAGATAGAACATTACTTGCGTGATGTGGGATTAATGTCTAGTTCTGTTGCAAAACAAAGTGCCAATATATTATATAAATCATTTAATCCAGAATTAAATGAACAGCGAGATGTTGTGGATAGTATTAAGCATTTAATTGAAACAATTAAACATTAACGGAGTTTATTATGAGTGATGAAATCAAATCTGTAATAGACAATTTGAATTCTACTTTTGAAGATTTCAAAAGCGAAAATTCAAAGCGACTAGACGAGATTGAAAAGAAAGGCTCTGCTGATCCTCTACTTGAAGAAAAAGTTGATAAAATGGCTGATGACATTTCTAAAATGGCAGAAACCAAACAAGCTATTGAGATTCAAGAAAAGAACTTAGCAGAAGCACAGGCAAAGCTAGATAACTTGGAAACAGTTATTGCTAGACCTAATACAGGCGAATCAAAAGATGTTGATATTCAAATGAAAGCATTTGGTGATTGGCTAAGAAAAGGGGAAGTTGATGAAATGGAAAAGAAAGCACTTTATGAATCTGACGATACATTAGGTGGTTTCTATGCTCCAGCAGAATATGTTGCAGACTTAATTAAAGGTGTAACAGAGATTTCTCCAATCCGTTCTATTGCTAGAGTTAGAACTACATCAAACAGAGGTATTGAGATTCCTAAAAGAACAGGTCAATTCTCTGCTTCTTTTGTTGCAGAAACAGGCACTAGATCAGAAACAACAGGATATACAACAGGTCTTATGCAAATTGACGCACATGAGCTTTATGCTTTAGTGGATATTTCACAAGCTATGTTGGAAGATTCTGCTTTTGATTTAGAATCAGAAATGTCAGAAGAATTTGGTACACAGTTTGCGAAAGCAGAAGGTACTGCATTTGTTTCTGGAAATGGTGTTGGTAGACCACAAGGCTTTACAGATTCATCTGCTGGAGTTAGTTCAACTAATTCTGGAAGTGGAACTGCATTGACAGCTAATGGTCTTGTTGACTTAACTATGGCTATCAAATCTGACTATATGGCAAACGCAAGTTTTGTGATGAACAGAGCTACTTTTGCTGATGTATTAAAGTTAGAAGATACAGAAGGTCAAAAGATATTTGTAAATGCTATGAGCTATGTTGGTGGAACACCAGCAACAATCTTAGGAAAGCCATACATCTTAGCAGAAGATATGCCAGATGTAGCTGGTTCAGCTAAGCCGATAGCATATGGAGATTTCTCAAGAGCTTACACTATTGTTGACAGAGTAAATTTATCGGTCATGCGTGATCCTTACTCACAAGCAACAAGTGGTAATATTCGTTATGTCGCCAGACGAAGAGTTGGCGGTGCTGTAGTTTTAGCGGAAGCGATTAGACTACAAAACATTTCTGCATAACGGGGGTTTATTATGAGAGATATTGCAAATAGAACTAAGTCAGTTACTTGTCAAGACGCAAAAGTATTTACAGCAGACGCAAATGGAACTACTGTTGATACACAAGGTTTTGAATCAGTAATGTTCATTGTGAACTCTGGTATTGAAGGCGATACATTATCTGGGAGTGTGAAGTTTGACTTTATACTTCAAGATTCAACAGACGATTCTACATTTTCAGCCGTTACTAGCTCAACAGCAGTAACAGAGGGAAGTGTTGATAGCTCTGGTATCTTTTTGACACTAGACGCAAATGGCGAAACACCACAGACAAGCCAAATTGGTTATATCGGTGGGAACAGATATGTGAGAGTTAAGATTGACGCAACAGGTACTCACTCAAACGGAACACCTATAAGTGTTCAAGCTGTGTTGGGTAATCCTATTGATTCAACAGACGCATAATATCTGATAAGTTTGTGGGGAGTGGTTTTGATTGCTCATTGTCTGCTCCTCACTCTTATATTGATTAGATAGTATTTAAAGAATATTATGTAATGAATAACGGAGAGAAATATGAAGATAAAAATGTTAAGAGATGTTAAAGGCTCTAGTAATGAATCTGGAAATGCAACCAGAGTTTATAAAAACAATGAGATTATTGATTGTGATAAACAATGGAAAGTAGATTTAGCGAACAACTTTATTTCTAACAATTCAGCAATAGAAGTTAAAGTTGACGAGCCAAAAGAAACTAAAGCCAAAACTAAAACAAAGAAAAAAGCCACTAAGAAAAAAGCCACTAAGTCTAAAGGTTAATCATTATGGCTAGAACGATTGGTAGCACATTTTCTACTCAATTATCTAGCACCCAAACTAGACCATTCTATGCAGTAGAATTTTTATATACTCAACCTCTTAGAGTATGGACAGGATATGGAGATTTTACTGTTGAAGGTCAGATATACACAGGGTTAGGCAATTTAATCTCAATAAGTTCAGTTCAAGAAACAGCAGAAACCAAAGCTAGTGGAGTTAAAATTGTAGCTAGTGGTTTAAATACAGATGTGTTAGCAAGTGCGTTGACACAAACACAGCAAGGAGTGGTGGTTAATGTTTATTTTGGAGTGCTAACAACCACAAGTAATTCTCTTGCTATTGTTGATGACCCATATCAAATATTTTCTGGTTTTGTAGATAGTGTAAATATTAATGAATCTGGCGAAACATCAACTATATCATTTGATATTGAGAGTAAACTTATATCATTAGAACGACCACTTGATTTTAGATATACCGACCAAGACCAAAAACATTTTTTTCCAAATGATAAAGGCTTAGAGTTTGTTGACGATTTACAAGACAAATCTATTGATTGGGGTGGTGGCTCAACATGATAAATATTGACCCAATTATAAATTTATATAAAGAATTTGACAGATTCAAAGATAACTCAAATGAAGAAATATTTGCACATATATATCCATCTTTAATATTAAATCAATATAAAATACATAAAGAAAATGGCAAAATATATGGCTTTTCTAATTGGGCTTTTTTAGATGAAATTGAAGAAGAATATTTATTAAAAACAAATAAGCTAAATCAAGAAGCATGGAACTCTGGTGATATTGTTTGGCATATGGATATAGTTGCTAGAAATAATGTTAAAGAAATAATGGATTGGACTAGACAATATTTTACACAGTTGCTTGGCTGTAATCAAAAAGTTAAATGGCTAAGAATACATAAAGATAAGATAATACATAAAGAAATATTAACTAAAAGGCATTTTGTGTAATGGGTAAAATAGTAGATAGTATTGCAAAGATTGGCTCTAAAGGTGGATTCTTTAGTAATCTGTTAATGATAACAAACCCATATTTAGCATTTGCAGTTAATGTGATAGGAAATATGTTAGTAAGTGCTGTTCTCTCAAAAGCATTTGCTAGAAAACCTAAAACAAATTATCAAAGCCAACTTCAAACCAGAACAGAAATGGTTAAACAAGCCATCATAACTAGAGATACTGTTTATGGAGAAACAAAAAAATCTGGTGGTATTTTATTTATGGAATCCACTAACAATAATCAAGATTTGCATGTTATTGTTCAAATGGCTTCACACGAAATACAATCTATTGATAAAGTTTATTTTGGAGAAGATGAACTTACTCTTGCAAGTGCTGGAACAGATAGTAATGGAGTAACTCAATTCAAAGTTACTAGCCCAAGTAAATATGCAACAGAATCAAGGTTTACAACCAAAACAAGAACTCTTGTAGTTTCAGAATATACGACTATGCCTTTTAATAGACAGTTGCCTTTTGGTGGTTATAGAATAGAAAATGGACAAGGTATTCTGAAAGGCATAACATCAGTTACTTTGGTATCAGATGTAGCATTTACAGTAGCTACAGCCGATACCATAAATATTAATGGAGTTGATTATGGTGTATCTTCTGGTGGAACAGCAAGTGGCTCTGGAACAAGATTTACTTTAGCAGTAACTTTATCATCTGCATTACAAACAGATGTGAGAGCAACATCAATCTTCCAGCAAACTCCATCTGGTCAAACTAGAATATCACCTTTTAATAATGCAAATGCACCAAAGCCTTATTTAGCTGGAACAACAACAGAAACAAATTATGCAATTATAGCAACACAAAAATTTTCTGATACATCTGAATTAACAGTTAGAATAAAGCAACATTTGGGTAGCGACACACAACAAGCAGACGCAGACTTAGTTTCAGAAGTATCACAATGGACTACTTCCCATATGTTGTCTGGAATAGCTTATCTGTATGTTAAGTTAAAATATGACGCAGATGTTTTTCCACAAGGAATCCCAAATATAAGTGCAGAAATTAAAGGCAAAAAAGTATTAGATTTTAGAACAGGATCAACAGCATACAGTAATAATCCAGCATTAATTTTATATGATTATTTATCAGACACAAGATTTGGATTATCTGTTCCTACAACGCAAATAGATACAACATCATTTACCACAGTTGCAAACATTTGTGATGAAGATATTTCTTTATCTGCTGGTGGTACAGAAAACAGATATGAAGCAAATGGTATTATTTATTCAAATGTAGAGCCAATGACAGCAATAGATGAAATTACAGGCTCTATGCTTGGTATATTAAGCTATTCAAATGGTAAATTTATGTTAGCTGGTGGTAAATATATTGCTCCTTCAATAACCTTAGATGAAGATGATTTTAGAGGTGGCATAACGATTCAAACCAAACAATCTAGAAGAAATTTATTTAATACTGTCAAAGGTATATTTACCAGCCCAGAGAGTAATTGGCAACCATCAGATTATCCAATGGTAACTTCAAGCACTTTTGTAAGTGAAGACAATGACGAAACCATATTTGGCAATATTGATCTGCCTTTTACCATATCATCAACAATGGCTCAAAGAATTGCTAAAGTTGTGTTATTTAAAAATAGACAGCAAATGGTTATTCAAGCACCATGTAAGTTGTCTGCTTTTAAATTACAGGTTGGCGATACAGTTACTATTAATAATTCTAGGCTAGGATTTAGTTCAAAAATATTTCAAGTTGCAGATTGGACTTTTGTATCAGATGAAACTGATGTAGGTATTGATTTGGTATTGCAAGAAACATCATCTAGTGTTTGGGATTGGAGTGCAGAAGAATCAGAGTTTATTTCTGACAATACTATTC